ATGGTATAAAGGTATCAAAAAAACTACTTAATAGAGAATCTTTAACATTGTGCTCGGTCTGCGGATCTTTTCCAAGGAAGTCGATGGATGATGTTTGTTTCATCAAATTTGATTGTTGCTATAGATGCTATATCCAATATGTTGAGGATAGAGAAGAGAAGTGGTTAAAAGGATGGAGACCAAACAATGAAACTAAAAAAAACCAAATTAAAGGAAATAATTCTGGAAGTTCTCGCTGAAACTGGCGGTTTAGGCGCGCCACCCGCGGCCGACGAAGAAGGCGCCGCACCCGCCGGCGCCCCAGAGGCCCAGGGGCTATCCGCAGTTAAGCGTGTAATAGATTTTATTGAGAACCGCGTATTTAGCATCCCAGCGCTCAAGTCACAACTGGAGATAATTAAGAGCAACCCAACGGCTCTAGCACAATTTCAAGCAAACCTGAATAGGATGCTGGGCATCGAAGTGGAAGATGTGTCCTCCGCGGCCACAAAAACGCGGATAGCACAGAAGAGAATGGGCTGATAGAACAAGGAGAACAATAAAATGGCTAAGAAAAAAGAAACATCAATTTACGATATTATACAGGGGCTTCATCAAGCCGCGGCAAATGCCTATGATGGCGCCCTGACGGAAGATGGAGAAGCAATCAAAGTAGGCCTCCAGCGCGAAGAGGGAGATCCCATTCTTGACAGTCGCGTGATGGACGGATTTAACGTTAAAATTTATGGCAACATTATGTGTCTCACCTACCAGTCAGACGTCCAACTTAAAGAAGTTTATGCAAATGGATTTGAAGGCGAAGTTGATCAGCGTCTTGCCGATATCGCATCCTGGCTTAAAAAAGAATATCACAAAGTTACTGGAAACCCCATCACCCTTACCGAAGAAGGCGAAGTTGATGTGATGGTGCAGAGCACATCCCGTATCAGAAGCTGGATCCAAGCTAAGAAGCACTATAAGATCGGCGGCATCGATTCGGAGACGAACCTTGAAGAAGAATCAAAGGATCGCGTCGAAGAAAGCTGGCGCTCATTCCTCGATCTCGGAGGGTGGAAAGGTAAGCGCCCAGACAACGACACGCGACCCAAGAACTCGGGAGAATAACAATGAACCTCTCACGCAACGATCTTTATCGTATTATTCTTGAAGAATATCTGAAGGAAGAGGGCATCACCGAAGCTCCTGGTGATGTGCTGGATCTATTGCGCAAGATCAAGCGCGACCCAGATTACGACCCACGCGAGGATCCGGGCGCACATTCGTATACGAAAGACGGGCCTCCCGCTACCACTCGCACAATGTCCCGCCCACACCGCAGGGACCCCCAAGATCCAGGCGAGACAATGCCAATTGGTGCAGATATCCCATCAGACGACGCCCCAGAGGGTGGATATGGTGGTTTCCAAGATCGCTCAGGCCCACCTTTAGAAGATCGGCTTATGGATTTAATCCAAGGGATGCCCCCAGAAGAAGTGGCTGACTTGTTTCAGGTAGTATTTGAGAAGATTCCTGGAGTCGAGATGGGTGATGCCGAAGAAGAAGAACTCGGCACGCCGTACGGTGGCAAGGAATTCGACCTCCGAAAGAGCCAAGGACAGAAAGCTGGCTTCGAGCTTCAAGAGTTGATGTCTCTGATTAAAGAAGTGATGAAAGAAGAACTATACCAACAAGATGTATGAGTTTTCAATTAGACAAGAAGCAGCGAGTCAAAGAAATATTAAAGTGCGGTAAAGATCCGTCCTACTTCCTTAAAACATATGCACGCATATCACACCCGATGCATGGGCTGATTCTTTTTGATACGTACAGTTTTCAGGACGACCTTCTCAAAGACTTTAATGATTATCGGTTTAATGTAATCCTTAAAGCACGCCAGTTAGGAATCTCAACTATTACGGCAGGATATATTGTGTGGATGATGCTTTTTCACCGCGATAAAGCCATTCTTGTCATGGCGACCAAGTTCGCAACGGCAGGGAACCTGGTCAAGAAAGTAAAGAGTATTATGCGTAATCTGCCCGATTGGCTTAAGATAGCCACCATTAGCGTAGATAACCGCACTTCATTCGAGCTTTCCAACGGCTCGTCCATTAAAGCAACATCTACTTCCGGCGATGCGGGTCGTTCAGAGGCACTGTCACTTCTGGTTCTTGATGAGGCCGCACACATTGAAGGGCTTGAAGAACTATGGACAGGTTTGTATCCCACGCTGTCGACCGGTGGTCGCTGCATTGCGCTTTCGACTCCGAACGGCGTTGGAAATTGGTTTCACAAGACCTGCACAGACGCAGGGTCCGGCGCCAATAATTTTCATTTAACAACTCTTACCTGGACCGTACACCCAGATAGGGATGAAAGCTGGTACCACAAAGAAACCAAGAATATGTCAAAACGCCAGATTGCGCAAGAGCTTGAATGCAACTTCAATACTTCTGGTGAAACTGTAATCGATCCTGATTGTATGGAGTGGCTGTTGTCCAACATTAAAGATCCCAAATACCGAACAGGGTTTGATAGAAACTTTTGGATTTGGGAAGAGTTTGATCCCACATGCAATTATTTGATGGTAGCCGACGTCGCGCGAGGCGATGGCGCTGATTTCTCAACTTTTCATCTTATAAAGCTTGAAACCTTAGAGGTTGTTGGAGAATACCAAGGAAAGCCAACTTTAGATATGTTTGCGAACATGCTCAATCAAGTTGGGAGAGAGTTTGGGAATTGTATGGTGGTTGTGGAAAACAACAATATTGGCTATTCTGTGCTAGATAAATTAATAGATTATACATATCCCAATATTTATTATTCAATTAAATCAACGCATGAATATATTGAACAACACCAGGCCGAACATCGAACCTCTGCCGTTCCGGGGTTCTCTACCACCATGAAGACGCGACCTCTTATAGTCGCGAAATTAGAAGAGTTTATAAGAAACAAACTAATTAAGATATATTCTTCTCGAACAACTAACGAGATGAAAACTTTTATTTGGAGGAATGGAAGGCCGCAAGCGATGAAGGGCTACAACGATGATTTGATTATGGCGTTAGCGATTGCGTGCTGGGTTAGGGACACAGCACTACAATCCAGCGCGAGAGACTTAAACTACCAGAAAGCCTTTATCGATGCAATTTATACCACCAAGACCACCATGAATACGCAAATTAAAGGCCAAGATGGCTACAAAAAAGACAACATCTTTGATAAAATAGATGAATCCAAAAAACTATACGATCAATTCAATTGGATTATAAAGTGAGAATTTAAATGGCGCAAGACAAAAACCCCAAGAATACCGAATCAGGCCTCTTTAAGGCTCTTACTAGACTGTTTTCTGGGCCAATTATTAATTATCGGTCCCAGTCCGGCCGCCGCATCCGCCGGCAACATCTAGATAAATTTTCTTCTCGATTTAAGTCTGCCTCTGGTCAGCAGTTTAAGAAGACTCTGTACAACCCTCTAGACTCCATTTCTACAAATGCTATTCAAAACCAACAGCGCACAGAGCGCTACATCGATTTCGATCAGATGGAGTACATGCCAGAGATTGCATCAACCATGGATATTTATGCTGACGAGATGACCACGTATTCGGAATTGCGTCCGATGCTTAACATTAAATGCCCCAATGAAGAATTGAAAGCTGTCCTAAGAGTGCTGTATTCAAATATATTGAATGTTGAATATAACCTTTTCGGCTGGTCTCGCACAATGTGTAAGTATGGGGACTTCTTTTTGTATCTTGATATTGATGACAAGTACGGCGTACAGTCAGTTATTGCGTTGCCCTCTCCGGAGATTGAAAGACTCGAGGGTATGGATTCTACAAATCCCAATTACATTCAGTATCAGTGGAACTCTGCCGGGATGACATTCGAAAATTGGCAAATTTCTCATTTTCGCATTCTCGGCAATGATAAGTATGCCCCATATGGCACTTCCATTCTGGAGCCGGCGCGCCGTATTTGGCGCCAGCTTACATTGATGGAAGATGCAATGATGGCGTATCGCGTTGTCCGTTCCTCCGAACGCCGAGTCTTTAAGATTGACGTGGGAGCTATCCCCCCACAAGATGTCGAACAATACATGCAGAAGATTGTAACCCAACTTAAACGAAACTCAGTAGTTGATGCGGATACCGGACGCGTCGATTTGCGCTATAATCCCATGAGTATTGAGGAGGACTATTTCATTCCGGTCCGCGCTGGTTCTGTGACGGATATTCAGAATCTCGCCGGCGGCCAAAATATTACCCAAATTGATGATGTTAAATATTTGAGAGACAAATTGTTTTCTGCGTTAAAGATTCCCCAATCTTATCTTACGATGGGAGAAGGTGGAGAAGAAGACAAGACCACACTAGCCCAAAAGGATGTTCGATTTGCGCGCACGATCCAACGTCTGCAGCGCGTCATCATCGCGGAGCTTACGAAGATTGGAATCATTCACCTTTATACGCTTGGCTTCCGCGGCGATGATTTGTTAAATTTTGAACTTTCCCTCAATAATCCTTCTAAGATTGCAGAACTGCAAGAGCTTGAGCATTGGAAGCAAAAGTTTGAAATCGCAGGGGCTGCCACTGAGGGGTTCTTCTCTCGTCGCTGGGTGTCTGATCATATTTTTGGAATGTCTTATGAGGACTTCACCCGCAATCAGCGTGAGATGTATTATGACCGCGAGCAAGATGCCAAGCTACAACAAGTCGCAGAAGGCGGAGCCTCTGTTTCCGGCGGTGCCCTTGGTGGAGATATGGGCGCCGGCTTGGGCGATGACCTGGGCCCGGACTTGGGTGGGGATTTGGACACCGGCCCGGAAGAGATCCCGGCCTCGGCTGTCGGCGCCGATGAGGCCGCCGGCGAAGAATCTTCGCTTCTGGCGGTGCCCCCCGGCTCGCGCAATGCCCCGCGACTTACACCTGGCGCCAAAGGAAAGGTATACCACCCCGCGAAGACGGACAAGCGCCAAGCCGGCGCAAGATCTCGCTCATATGCTAGTAAATATTCTAAAGAAAAGAGTAGCCCAGGAGTGCGGAATGTGATGCCTGGATACGGAGACCTAAAGACTCTAACCACAATGAATGGCCTCGGAGCAGGTATTTACGAGCAAGATGAGTCTATTTATAATTTGAGGGAAAGCGACGAAGAGAACAAGCTTTTTGAAATAAACGAATCTGTTCGAAATTTATTACAAGATTTGAACAAGAATCAGACTTTAATAACGGAGAAAAAAGATGAAGAACAAGCATAATAAAAAGCGTAATACCGCATTTATTTATGAATCGCTTGTCAAAGAGGCGACTGTCGCCATGTTGCGCAGCGAAACAGAAAAAAAGAGAAAGGTTGTAAGCCTGATCAAAAGACACTTCCATTCGGATAGTCTGTTAAATAGGGAGCTTGAGTGCTATAAATCCTTATACGAGAAGCAAGACCTTGAAGAAGCGTTGTGTGAAAAAATAATAAAGGAAGCGAAGATTGCCAGGCGCCTGATTGATCCCGATGGACTCTTTAAACAACAAACAGAGTTGATAAAAGACATTAACAAGGATTTAGGCCCAAGCGTTTACAACAATTACGTTCCAAACTATCGAACATTGGCTAGTATTTCTCAATTGTTTTCCACGAAGTTATCTCCGAAGAACGCTGTAATATTAGAGAAGCAGCTTGTGACTGACATGGCCACAGCCTCCTCGCAGGGAGAAGCCGCAACCGCCGTTGATGGTCTCGTGGTGCAGAGCTTCGTTCAGAAATTTAACTCTAAATATTCAGAAACGCTTTTAGAGGAACAAAAAACTTTGTTGGGTTATTATATCTCTTCCTTTTCCGATAATGAGTTGGAATTGAAGATGTTCTTAAACGAAGAAATCAAACGCCTCAAAGATAAGCTAATCGAAGCAAAGAGAGTAGACGATATTAAATCCGACCCGGCAATGGTTGCCAAAACAGAGACCATCATCGAGAAGTTAAACTCTTTCTCCTGCTCTGCTGTGAACGACCAGGTTCTTATCTTGGTGATGAAAACTCAAAAACTAGTAAAGGAAATTTATAACGATGGCAATAACGGTTAAAGTTGGAGAAAAGGCAAACCAAAAGAAAGTAACTCTTGAATTAGATATCAGGAAAAGCCTTGATGGCGATTTAATGATCTTCGATCATGGCGATATCGACATCGTGTTATCCCCAGCCAAAAACAAAGTTGTGGCCTTCCCCAAGGAAACCGCGGACGACTTGGTGTATGGCGCGCAAAACAGGCTGTTTACCTTCCTGCACAAG